CTCCGTCAGCGCAGGGCGCTGACAGCTCTCCCGAGGGGGAAGCCTTGGGGGACGAACTCCCTCAGCCGCCTACGGGCGACAGCTCTCCCGAGAGGGAGAGCTTGGGGCTGGAACGACAGACGGAAGCGCAGACAATGCAGAACAGCAACCCGGCGGTGCAGCAGCTGGCCGAAGCGATGGACAGCGGGACCCTGACAAGCAGGACCATCAAGCTGTTTACCCCGAACGCGGCCAACGAAGCGAACCGCGCGGCCTTTGCCGAGGCATATGGGATGGAGCTGCCCGAAACGGCGGCACAGACCCGGCAGGTGCTGCGGCAGATGGAAGCCGAGCGGAGCACGGCGCAGTCGGCGCAGGAGGAACAGCAGGCACCGGAAGCCGTGAAGCAGGAGCAGACCGGGGAGCTGCAGGGCAGCAGCCGGGAGATCCGGGACGGCGTGATGACCACATGGAACCCGGACGGGACCGTGGAGACGCAGGTGCTGGATCCGGAGATGGCTGCGCGGGCACAGGCGGAGCAGCCGGCGCAGGCGGCACAGAAGCGGACCGTGGAAAACACCGGGGAAACGGTGGAAACTTCCACAGTCTCGCATTCGCTCGACAGCTCCCTTGGTGAGGGAGCCTTTGCACAGCAGGCGGAACCGGCAGCCCTGCGGGAGACGGCCGGGCTGGAAGTGCGCAGCGAGGGCGCGCAGAAGAGCAGCGTACAGCGGGAGCTGCTGCGCTGGAAGGTAAGCGAGGGCGCGGCACAGACGCTGAGCCGGAACATGCCGACGGGCATTGCGGACGAGAGCCGGTATGCGGCGGCGGCCTCCAGCCTGTACCGACTGGGACAGATGGAGGACGTGACCACCTTTGACAAGGCTATGGAGCTGGCGAAGGGCATGAACGGCCTTGCGGTGAACACGGACTATGTGCTGGCACAGCCCGGCGGCGCGGCGGCGCTGAAGATTGCGTGGCTGCAGGGCAAGGGCGAAGCGGAAGCCGGGGCCGTGCAGACCGGGACACCGGGCGGTGCGCTGAGCGAAAAGAGCGTGAGCGGCAGCGGACGGGTGCTGTACAAAGGCACCATGCGCACGGCAGACGAGGTGGCCACGAAGCTGATCGAGCTGAACGCGCGGGCGACCGACACCGATGCGGTGCTGAAGGCGGTGCTGGAAGGCGACGAGCGGGTGAAGGCCTATGTGGACACGGCTGCCGGGCAGATCTTTTTTGCAGACAGCGCGGGAGACGTGTTCGGCACCGTGCTGCACGAGGACTGGCACTGGTATAACGCTTTGAACACCGAGGGCGCAAAGGCGGTGCAGCAGCATGTGATGGAGTATCTGGCCAAGAGCGAGGGCTTTGAGAACATCGACGAGCTGATCCGGAATAAACTTTCCGACTACGCACAGCAGGGCCTGACCTACGGCGAAGCGGCCGAGGAAATGGTGGCCGATGCGTGGCGCGGCATCTTTGACAGCGAGGAGAGCTTCAAGCGGTGGGTGGAGTTCCAGCGCGGGCAGGCGGAGAAGAACGCAGGCCGGGCGGGGACCATCCGCAAGGTGATGAACGCGGTGAAGGACCTTCTGAGCGACATCGTGAGCCGGGCTAAGGAAGTGCTGGCGAAGCACCCGGAGAACCGGGCGGCCCTGAAAGCGCAGCGGTTGGCGGAAGCCGAGAAGCGGGCGCTGCAGGACGAATATTTTGCTCACGCGGAAAAGGCCATGGACAACCTGCGGGCGGCAAAAGAAAACGCCGCAGCCCTCAAGAGTGAGGGTGCGGCGCAGGGGGTGCGGTTCCAGCTGCACGAGGGAAAAGATTCTCTGGTGGAGCAGATGAACGGCCATCTGGACGAATTGGAAGAAATGAAACCGGTGGCGACAATCGAAGGAACAGAGGTGTCTTTCGGAAAAACGCGAAACGAAAACATTTCCAATGTTGAAGAATTCTTTGATTCTATAGGAAACAAAGTGATTCGTGAAAACTTCGGAACGGTGGAGTTGACAAAGAGCGGTGCACGTGCAACGGTGCAGCATGGGAACAGCAAAGCAAAACAGGTTGCGGTTGCTGCAGTCCCCGAAGTAATTCAAAAAGGAAAGCAAATCGGGTATGAGCAAAACTGGCAGGGACGAGGGTATGATACTTATGTCTTTGCAGCGCCCGTCGAAATTGACGGAACAAAGCTGTATGAAGGCGTGATTGTAAGAGAATACACCCGGCAGAATGGCATGAAGAATTTCTATGTTCATGAGGTATGCTGGACAGATGGAAGCTATGTGACGTTTGACACTGAGGGAAATATGACAAAAAAAGAAGATACTCCCACACAGCTCCCGAAAGCTGTGCGGAGCACCCTTGCGGATGCTCAGGAAGTATCTTCTGACACTACTATAGCACAAACCTCTGCCAAAAGCAAGGAAAACAATGCAGCTGTGCAGAAAAATGTGCGCTATCAGCTGGCGGAGCAGGATGAGCTGGCAAAGCTGCGCACCGAACAGCAGCAGCTGACCAAGCAGCGCAGTGCCCTGAAGGAAGAACGCAGTGCATGGCTGAACAGTGCCGAAGTGCAGCGGATCGAGGCAAAGAAAAAGGCGCTGGGCGTTTTTTCCGCAGAGGGCAAGGCCTACCGGGACAGCGCAGAATACCAGGACTACCTTGCAAAGCGCAAGGAGTACAACAGCCGCCTGGCCGCGCTGGAAGAGCGGGACAGCGCCCTGACGGAGCAGATGAAAGCAGCCAATGAGCGTCTGCAGCAGCGGAAGGATGCCCAGGCCAAGGATGCACAGAACGCCTACAATGCCAGAGCCAAAGCGTACGGCGGCAATGCGGAGTACCGGCGGATGTTGGCGAAGGAGCAGTTCGGCGTGACGGAAGAATTCCGGCGGGCAGGGTACATTCTGCCGGACGGCCAGATGCTGGACTTTGCCCAGAATGACCGTAGCCGGGACACCGACCACCGGGAAATTCTGGAGGTGTTCGGCCCGGCGGAAGTGAAGAACGGCACGGAAGCTCTGAATGAGTTTTTGCTGGACGGCAATGTGCGTGTGATGGCCGAGGCACCGGGCGTGGACATTTCGGCGGACACGGCCCCCACGGCGCAGCAGCTGGAACAGATCCGGAAAATGGCCGAGCAGCTGAGCGGCGAGCGCGGGCAGTTCACGCTGGACATCTCCACAGCAGACGGCAGGGTTGCCGCCAGCAAGGAATACAGCGGGCGTGTGGATGCGGACAAGGTGGTGCGGGAAATCCGGGACTATTACAGGACCGGGGAGCTGGCACAGGAAAGCCAGTTGGCAAGATTCCGCTACCAGCTGGCAGAACAGGCGAGCCGGGACGCGAAGCGGAACGAGCAGCAGCAGGCCAGCCGGGTGATCGCCGAGAAGGCAGCGGCGCTGGACACACTGAGCCAGTTTTTTGGGCTGACAAAGGGCGTGAACGTGAGCCGGAGCGCGGTGGACGAGCTGGCCGGGCGCTGGCTGAAGGCCAACGGCAGCAAGGCGGACCGGGCGAAGCTGGCGCAGGAGACCGAAGTGCTGGTGAACTACCTGAAAGCCGACGGCGCGGACATGAACAAGGCCGAAGCGCTGGCCGAGACGCTGGCGGGGGAGATCCAGGACGGGGCAACCTACCGGAACAGCGAACTGTGGGACGAGTACCCGGAGCTGCACAAGCTGGAGTACACCGTGAACCGGGATGGACAGGCGAAG